ATGTTTTGCACCATGAATAAAATCAATGCGACCTATTGTTCTAGTGACAACATCTCTACTGTTTAACTGACAAGCGACATATATGTATGCTTCTTCGTCGATCCAATCAAGTACTCTGCCACCAAACAACAAACCTATCGCATTAAGGTCCTTAGGGGTAACCATTTTCCTAGTTCTATATATCAATTCTTTATACTCTTTCAAGTATAACAGTGTACTTTACAATTTCAATTGTAATATTACCTCTAACTAACGGCTTTGGCCCTTTGATGTTCTCAAATATAATTTTCCAACCAGGTATTTGTTCAATTTTGTCTTTCCACCATTTGGGTTCTTCAATAATAAGATGTGCATTACGTCCATCACTGAGTCGTTTCTTTGCAGGGTGACATGCAATAAAATGATGCTGGTATTTTTTTCCTATTGTGAATAATTTGTCTAGGACACTATCAATTTGTTCTGGCTCTATGTGTTCAAGTACATCTCGACTGTACACCAGGTCAACAGATTCTGGTAGTTCTATTGGATGTGTTATAGGATCATAACTGTATATGTCCATTTTGTCGGATTTTAAACTATCAAGAGGAGTACCTTTGCCGCAACCAAAATCCAATATACTAGTGACTGTATTTTGTGCTAAAAAATCAGTGAGTATTTTAGGTGCACCACTTGCATTTCCGAAGCTCTTAGCCGCATGCAGTTTTTCTAATTGACGTGTATACTCTGGACTATTCTGCATCCGCTTCTCCTTTGGTGTAGACATAGTCGTTTTTCTCTACACGTTCTCGTAATACATATCCATAACTTTCTAAAAGTTCAATGGCATTGGGCATATCTGCTGGTTGTCGATCTTTAAGTATACGTTGCTTGTTTTCGATTAATACCACTGGAGAGTTTGTTTTAAAAAAATGTTCTGCACCAGCAAGTATGTAACCTTCATGGCTATCACAATCTAACTTTATAAAATCTATATCCTCAAAGTGATAACTGTCTAGAACAATAGTTTGAACTTGTTGTTCATTATGAACAGTGACCAATTCCGGTGCTTCTTCTTTTTCACTGACCCAACCTGAAAATGTGCTTTTTCCATTATACAAATTCATTAGTTTGTTTTCGTTGCTGAGTGCATAATTGTACATTTCTACGTTTGTTATGTTGCGATCTTTTAAATTTTTTTCACAGCACACATGTACCAATGGATGTGGTTCAAAACCAATTACTCTATCAAACATCAACGACATTAAAACTGTGCTATCGCCTATCCACGTGCCAGCATCGATAGCATTTCTAAACTGTGTACAATATGTCACTGCTTTTTTAATCGGTTGTATACAACTAAAGTTCTCAAGACGCATGTAGTCTCCGGCTAAGCCTACAGTATCAACACACCACCAGTTTCCGTTCTTTTGTATCACGAACCTGAACCAATGGTTCTACGTTTGATGTCATCATGGTTGAATTCTGCCCAGTATAATTCAAAAGCAACACCATCTTCAACACCTTCAAACTGATGAATTTTACCAGGCTTAACTTGTGTAAAGTCACCTGCTTCTAGTATGGTTTCGTCAACCAATCCTTGTTGTTCACCGTCTTGCCAAACACGCACAATCATTTTCCCTGACTCAACAAAAAAACCATTCCATTTATAACAGTGTTCATGCTCACTACATTTGTAACCTGCTTTAAATTCTATTCTGTGAAACTCTAACACACCGTTAGCATGTATAAGTTCTGTGTTGCCCCATATTTTACCAGCTTTCATTAGTGGTTCTCCATAACTGTTAGATTTTTGTCTATCCACGGCAAAACCAGGTCTCTCTGCCTCAGTAGTGCATACTTGTTTATGCTATTAACCACACAGTCTGGTAATAATTCTGTATCTTCTGCAATGTGATATAAATTTGTTGTCATTGGATCCATTGGTTTTATATCGCTTCGATACACTATAGCATACAACCAAGGATCGTCAATTGACTTTTTAAAAAATCCACTTTTACAATCCCATCCATTTACACTAAGCATGTATATTAACATAGGCAATGTATAATGATGTTTGTGATTTGTTCTTGCGTGGTACTCTTGCTTGTTAAACTCTATATTAGTCGTTTGAGGCACTGCAATAACCAACATACTATCTGTAGTTGCGATGTTCCACCAATTTGCTAACACTGCATAAGGATTAGTCACATATTGTAGAATATCGTATGCCCACAATATATCAAAAGATTTTTTTACTTTACTGGGTTTTTCAAACGATTCTCTTTGTAAACTTATGTTTTTATGTTTTACATTAAGATTCATAATCTCATTAATTACAGTACATTTGATATTCAAATGTAACTTTTGTTTATCTCTTGTGGTAGCATCAGCCCACCATTGCATCTCTAGTGCTTCTTTATCAGATCCAAATCCAGCAACTCTTCCTACACTTTCCATAAAACTATCATACTCATATAGATAAGATATTATGTTTTCGTAACAATGATCAAATTTTTCCTGAGAACTTGAGAAACTGCTAAAATTCATATCTATACCTGTACATCTTCCATTCCAGCAGTACGCAATCGAACTATATGTCCAAGTTGCCACTGTTTAGTATCCAAGCCTTTCATTATGCCAAGATACTTATTACGTAGCAATGCTACTTCATTAATAAGTGTTTCAAAGTCTATAACTTCATCTTCGCCATCAACGTACTTTTCAGCATCTCTACTGGTCAATGCACGAGCATAGCCTTCCAGATACTTTTGAAAGTGCTTTCGTCTTATTTGTCTAAGTTTTATGTTTAGAAAGTTTAGTACAGCTTCGATCTCTTGTAATTGATTAAAACGTTGTTCAGTAATACCTGGTAACAATTTAATGTTCTTTTCAACAAGTCCACCAATCCTGCATTCACTCTTGGCAACTTCTAATTCTTGTTCACAATGTGTTATAAACTGAGGAATGTTAGCAAGATTATTTGTTACTTTACTATACCACATATACTAGTACTCGTCGTATTTGAATTCACCATCATCATCATACTGATTTAACAGTTCATCTTCTTCCTCTTCTTCAAAATCATCTTCGTCAGATTCACCAAGATAATTTCCAACTGCTAGTTTTATAGCACCATCAAATTTGAATGCTTCTCTCAATTCTCCTGCGGTATGATGTTGTATTAATGCTTCAACCACATGATCCGCTGCCTCGCGAATATCACCTGTGTCGTGCATAAACTGTCTTGTTTCTTTCCATACCAGTGCGGCTAAGTCTAATGACACTATACGTTCTCCTCGTTAAATTTTTTGTTTGTTTTATTCATTGTCTAATCTATATAATTGAGGGAAAATATTTTTTAATTTTCCAATGTTTTTGTTAGATTCATACCATTCAATGTACTCAAAGAAATCATCACGTAACGATGCGTCGTACTTTAAATCATTGACTTTCACTAACAAATCTTCGTACCTGGTTTCAATATTATTAATAATACCTCTGTTATTTACTATATCTACCAATAACTCTTTCTTGATATTTTCAGGTAATGTTTTTACACTCAAACATTCAGGATCATACACAATATTAGTACCTAACTTGATGTGATTACTTTGACACCACTTTGCAAGATCTTTAAACCCTAATACTGTTGCAGTTTGAAATGTGTATAATACTGACATATCAATCTTTGGATTGTTTACCCCTTTAAGCACATTTTTCTCTACCTGGTTCCAGTCTGATCCGTATCTAGCCCATTCTTGAACTTCTTTTATTCCTTCAAGACTAACACTACATTGAACATATTTGAAATCTCCAAGTGAGTGTATTATCTCTGAAAAGTCTTTACTAGCATTCGTAACAAACATTAAACTAAGTTTATTTTTTGTTGTTGCAGGCAAACGTCGTAATTTTTCCAGCAAAAACTTGTCTAAAAATGGTTCACCACCAAGAAAATTTAAAAATTTAATATGGTTGTTGTTTTCTAAAATGTCTTCTAAGTAATTTACGAATATCTTGTTCTTAAATGAAAAACTTTTTGCTCTCTCTAAATAGTTTGGATCTTTAGCAAGTTTTGATTTCACAATTGGGTGATCAATTGTATCCATCCAATTTGCATAGATCAATGAACTTTCTTGAGGACTACACATGACACAAGCATAGTTACAAGTGTTACCAACCTTAATATCTGCAGATAAAACTATATCACTCTTAAAATTAGTTTTCTTACGAAAATAAGCATCCATCCAATTTGGCATACTCGGGTCTTTTTGCATTGATAGTAACGAGTTTATTGCTTGCCTGTAGCTCTTTATGCCGTTTCTTTCATCAGCCCAGCACTGGTTACAGTGTTTTGATTTTACTCCGGTAGCAAGATCTTTCTTCAAATCCATTATTGGTTTGGTATTTAAATATTCCAATGAACTCATTGATTGACTTTGTATGTTTTCTGTTATCTTGTCAGATATCACACAACAGACTGCCTTTGACATGTTATTGGTGTTTCTAATTTGAAACCACGGAGCACCGCAAAATGTCTTTTGGTTATCTATCAATTTACTAAACGTTCTCCTCGTTAAATGTTTCTTCTTCAGCAGGAGCGGCAACTTCAATCACCTCTTCAGCTTCTGGAGTACTTACCTCTTCTTCAATTTTATTGAAGTCTAGCATAACCTTGTCTAAACAACCATCTTCGTTGCGTTCCCAAGCCTTGCGAAATTGTAGTATTTCTTGATTGTCGCTTGTTAAGAAACGTAGTCTGTTTCCTTGCTTTGTTAATAAACCAGTTCCTTCTGCAAGATCAACAAGTCCACTGTAGGGATTCATTCCTGTTTCATATGGAATCTTAACCTGCACACTTTCAAAAGGTTTTGCATAACGTGTTTTCATAACTTTACAAGCGGCACGTATGCCTTTTACTTGTGATATTTTGTTGCCATCTTCATCTTCTTTAAGTTTGAGTTTTCTCATTGCAACAACAATACTTGATGCATAGATAAACCCTTGTCCACCAGATATCTTGTCATCTGGATCAAACATGTCCTGTGATGCATACGTATGGTTGGTACATACCATACCAACATTGTAACTACCAAACATGTTTACTGTGTTTCTAACAAGAGCAGTTAGTGCTTTAGGCTTTCGACCTAAGTCACCTTTCATGTCACCAGCTTCAAATTGATTAACGTCTGTAGGTGTTAGCATCATTCCTAAACTATCAATTACAAACAATACCTTAGGACGTTCTCCGTCTGGTAATGCTTTGTAGTCTTTCATAAACGTGCTAACTGTTTTTGCAACATCATCAATCATACTCATTGCTAGTTTTAGCAACTTACTCTCATCTGTGTCAACACCAAGTGCTTTTAACCATGCTTCGTCTAGTGCATTTTCAGTATCAACCAATACGACAAATATGCCTTGCTCTTGTGCATGTTTAACAATATTACCTGCGGCAAAATAACTTTTACCTGCGCCGGATTCACCAGCAAAAACTGTAACTTTACCTAGTGGACAACCTTTATGAAAGTCACCTGAGATAAGATAGTTAAGTGCATAGTTGCCTGTTGAGATCCAGTCAGTTGGATCGTTAAAGCCAATTGACAGTCCGTCAATGCTTTTGGTAATGTCCTTGCGGAATTTGCTTACATCAAATGGTTTTGCCATGTTACTTTTCCTCTATTTTAATTGTAAAACTATTACTTTTATTATTATACACTATTTGCTTATGGTCTGTCAACTTATTTTTATAATCTATTAGGTTGCCAATGTTTAGAAATTCTCCGCTTGGTATTTTGTTTAGTTTCTTGCACCATTCGACATATTCCTTACTTAGAGGAATAGTTTGCGGTCTGCATAAACTTATATCAACATCTCCAAGTAATTCATTGAATGTATTCTCATCATTGGCTTGTAAAGCATCATCTAATGTATTAAATTTGTTGTATAATGTTCTTCCTAAATGGTTAAATGCTAGTTTGAAATTACAAATATCATTTGTACATCTATCCTTAGAGAAAGGATTGTCCATGCGTAAATATTTGTTGTCTGTGCTGTAACGTATGTTATCAAATTGACGTTCTAACTGGTGTACTCTAGTATTTAGACTGTTGTACTGTTCTACTTTTCCAATTTTGTATAACACATTATTCCAATCTGGAAACAGATTATCGTCAGGATAATGATCCAACAACCCTTTACTTCTTACATCTACCTTAATATTAAATTGTGCGTTAGCCCAGTCAGCATGTAATTTGTTTAACATATGGTGATTGAAATAGTCATGATCTTTGTATACGTCAAATTTGTAATCTGTATAATATTCAAAATATTCATTTATTTCATTAATAAGAGGCGTTAAATTTTGATTCATAAAAGTTTTATTAGATTTGAATTTGTTTTGACCTTGTTTATTGAGATTGTCAACATAATAGGTCAAAATGTCACTATTTATATCTGATTCAAACGATAATGTATCATTAGAATTCTCAAATACTAATTTAAAAAACACAATATTCTCCTGAAAGAATGAGGGCAAGGAGAAAGGAAAAAACCTTGCCCTCCTTTGCCGTTAAGATGAAGACTGTCTGCTACGAATCATAGCAAGTATATCTTCAGCTTTCTGTCCACTACCAGCAGGGGAAGCTGGTGTTTGGACTGGTGCAGTTGGAGTTGCACCCATCTCTTCAGGTGTAGCAACCGGAGCAGGAGCCGTTTCTGCTACCGGAGTTGGTGCCGGAGCACTAACTTCTACAGGTGTTGCTGTTGCCGATGCAGCCGCTGCCATTACTGGTGCTGGTGCTGATCCTTCGGGCTTTTGCATACCTGCTGGACGAAAGTATGATCCCCAACG